TTCTTTATTAAGTGCCTTAACATCTTTGATATACTTCTTTTGAGTTTCAATCTTATCTGAAATAAGATCTAGTTGGTATGCAACATCATTTGACTTATCTTTCAGAGTTGCATTCTTTTCTCTAAGCAATTGATTCATCTTTGAGAATACATTGATATCAAGAAGATCTTCAATTACTTCCCGGCGGTGGCCAGCTGGGAGTTGCATAAAAGGAATAAAGCTACTACTTCCCAGCACGACCACCTGATGAAACGACTTGTGGTTTAGTTTTAAGATATTTTGTTCTAAAATCTTCTGGTATTCTTTGGCATGAGATGACTGGTTAATCATAGAACCATTCTGCCAAATCTCAAAGATACCAGGCTTAATACCACGAACAATCTTATATTCTGTCTTACTAACAGAAAACTCAACTTCAACTACACAAGCTTTTTGATTAATCGAGTTCACAAGCTGTGGCTTGTTAATATTACGGTGTGGTTTACCAAAGAGACCAAAGGAGATAGCATCTAGCATTGTAGACTTACCAGCTCCATTTTGGCCTACAACTAAAGTCGACTGAGATCGATTAAGACTAATCTCAGTAAATTTATTTCCAGTAGATAGAAAATTTTTGTAGCGAATCGCCTTAAACAAAATCAAGAGCTTGAGCCTCGTTCATCAAATCTTTCATTTCACCTTTTATACGATCTTTATTTAGATCTGTATCTACATTATCTACGTAAGTATCGAGTAACTCACTAGTGTCTTCAATAGACAACCCTTCATCATCTACGTTCTCACCAAGAAATTCTTGAAAGTTCTCAGCAATCTTGAGCTCGTAAATGTCATAAGATTGAATTCTATCTAAGAAGCGATCAAAAGCAAACTGATCTGTCTTGTTGACCACCACAACTTTGACAAACTTCTTGTCTAGATTTACTAATTCATATTGACTATTATAATCTATTTCTCTGTCATTGTACATAATTTTTTCAAATAAAGTGTGAAAATTACGCACCGGAAATAATTCACGAGTCTCTGTGTCGAGAACATGGAAGTACTTAGGATCTCCACAGTCTGCCCATGTAAGTTCCATCTGGCCACCAAGATAATGAATATTATCTCGTTGAGACTTTGTGTGGAAATGACCAGATAGAACCATTTCGAATCGTTTAAAAAGAGCGGCATCCATTCCGCTTGTAGATTTAACACCGCGCATCATATCGAATCCATTCAATTCCAAATGCGCGCAAATGATATCAGCCTTAGTATTCTGTAACCAGTCAACAGTAGAATGATAGTTTTCGTTATTGATCCAAGGGACCATACCAATTGAGAGTCCATCATATTCTAGAACAGTAGGATCCATAATGATATGGATGTTGTTCATATAATGACCAAGCAACTCTTTCAACGAGCACATATCATTTGTATTCTTGTAATAGACATCATGGTTGCCTGGAATAATATCCATACGCATACCATTATCTCTTAGTGGATCTAAGAATACTCTACGATTATAGTTAATTGCTTTGACTGAAATTTGTTTACGATTATCATAGTAGTCTCCTAAATGGAGAACTTGAGTAATACCATGTTCCTTACAATAAGGAAAGAAAGTATCTTCGTAAAATCTTGTTTGGTTTTCTAGAAAGATGTCCGAAGCATTTCGAACATCGCAATGTGTGTCGTTAAGAATCGCTATCCGCATCTTTTGTTAAAATCCAAGTACCATCACCATTATCTGACCATAATAACTGATCACCTTCTTTCCATCCGAGAAGCTCTAACATCTCTTCGGTGAAAGGTAATACTGCGTTTCCATCTGAATCTTCTTCAATTTCTACAGTGTATTTCATTCCATAAACTCCTGTAAATCAGAATCTACTCGAATTTTTCTTTTCTTTCGTTCTTCTTTACCAAATTCTTTAATCTGTTTATCTGTTTCTTTTACTCGATCAATTCTTTCTCTAAGTAAATCAACATAGTTATTTAACGTAGTGACAGCTCCTGCTTCTTCAAAACCGTCAACAAAATCTTCGATAGATGCTTTTTGCAAAAATTTCATTTTAATTTCTTGTTGCTTCTTTTCTTTAGAAATTCTTCGAAGAAAAGCGTACCAAGTGATCTGTGTGAAATAAGCAAAAGCGTTAGGCTTACCTGTTCTTGTTGCGGTATTCAAATCATAATTTAGAATTGCTTTAAGACAATTTTCAACAGCATCCATGACCATTTCTTCGCGATAAGTATAGCGAATAAAATTAGATTTGTGAGACAAACCTTCAGCGATTCTTAAGAAACACTGAGCAATATAGTCTGGTACTTTTGGAATTTCTGTGTTGTTTTGTCGGCAACGGTTTACTTCAGTTACATAATCGACTACAGCTTGAGAAAAATTAGCATTATTTACGTAATGTATACTTTGCTTCTTTTGCATGTAGGTCTCCATTTCATAGTATGTACTATTATATCAAAATAATCAAGTTTTGTACACCACAAAATTCTGATATGAGAAAAGAAAAAAACGGTGTACAAATTCGCACTTTTATGGTAAAATAAGATAGTTGATCGGGGGAAGGTAGATACTAGTGTAATAGCTTTGTACTAAACTGTACCACGTTTGATGATCGATCCGAATCATCGCTTTCAACAGCATCTGATTCTTCTTGTTCTCCATAAGCTTTCATTTCTGCAATAATTTCATAGTAAGTTTTTTGAGCCATATGTGAAGGGATACACTCAGCAACAATGTGATAAGAATTAACCGTTTGAATTAAATCCGGATCGTTATTCATCGAAACCCAAGGTTTAAATGTATAGTATCTAAGATCTTCTAATGGATCGTCGACTGAAACGATCTTCATTGCTTTGCGTACGATAATTAAATCGTCGTCCTCAGAATTCCATTCTAAAACTTCACAAATTACTTCATCGTTATTAGCAAATTTAAATTGTCTAAGTTCCATTATAATTCCACCTTATAAGTTTTATATATGAAATTCTCTGCCTTATACATTTTCAATCGTTCCCACGAGTGCAGTAGAGCAAAATTTTGTTGGTTTCCCCAGCTAAGGTCGTCCGTGATATCATACAATTGAGTGACTCGCCCGTCATCTGATTTACGAAGACCCCTTCCGATTGATTGTAGTACTCTAATTTGTGATTTGCTTGGACTTGCAAAAATAATATTGTGAAGATTACGAATATTGATACCAGTACTAAAGGTGCCCAGAGATGCGACAATAATTGCATCTGTTTGTTTCTCCGTGATTTTTCGTATTGCTTCGCGATCTGAAGTTTCTGTTGCTCCAGAAACGAAAAATACTTTTCGGTCTTCGTGTGCTTTCTCATCAATCAAATCATATAGTATTTTACCATGTTTCTCTACAAATTGAAACAGGACAAGTGTATTACCTTTTTGTTCTAGTGTAAGATTACGAATAAACTTATTTCGTTTTTCATGCCTTACGATATAATCAATTTCATCCTGGTATGTGCGCTTTCCAAAATCGCGTTTGATTTCTTCTGCGTACTCGAGGACGATTCTTCTGATTGCGAGTTTAGCCAATGTATCATTATCTTGGAGAGCTCGGGTGGTAGTGACCTTATGTACTCTTCCGAATAATCCTTGCAAGACCAATTCATGTGTTTGTGTTCCATCTAAAGTACCTGTAGTACCAAATCGATAAGCCGCCTCGGAGCATTTATTCATGATTGACGTGAGAGACTTAGATTTAAATCCATGACACTCATCACCAATTACCATACCAAACTGCTCAAACCAAGGAGGTCCTAATTTATATATACTCTGCCATGTAGAAATAATTATTGGACAATCTGTGTCCTTATCTTTGCCAGAATAAATTTTATGGACATTTTCTATATCGTATCCATAATCTTTAAAATCATTAGTCATCTGTTCTACTAGAGATGTTGTAGGAACTACCACCAATACTTTTTGATAATCCTCAGCGATTTTTGTTAAAAAATAACGTATTAACACATAAATGATTAACGACTTACCAGAACCTGTTGGCGAGACTAAAATTGCTCTTTTCTTTTCAAGTCCTTTACAAACAGCGTCAAATTGGTAATCACGAATTTGATATGGAAGATTAATACTATGAACAAACTCCATTACTTCTTGTGGCTCAACTTTACTATAGCTTTCAGGTAAACCATACTCAGTTTTTTCCAGACCCATAAGATAATCACGCTGTTCAGCAAATTTTTCTAAATGCTCAAATAATCCTGCAGGTAACTCGTAATTACGAATATTGAATAAACGAATCTTTCCATCCCAGAGCTTATTGCGAAAGGCCGGCATGAATTTATATCCAGGGACGAAGAACGAAAAAAACTCATTCAATTCTTGCGCTTGGCCAAAGTCGCACTCAACTTGTAAAACCGAATGGTTTAACTTCCTGACTCGAATTGTCTCCAAGAGATCATATTCCTTATTGTTTGATGCCGCCACTTTACATTATCTATAATATCAATAAGTGTATCTTTTACAGTCTTCCAATACTCAATGAGCTCTTCAGATTTTTGAATTTCTGGATCTGAATCGTAGTAGTATTCCATCTCACCTTTCATGACCTTAAGTCCATCAAAGGGGTCTGGGTCCCAACCTTTTTCTAGAATCTCTTCATGAGACATCTTCCCGTTGTACCACATCCATTTTTCTTTGAGTAAAGTCTTTTGTTTAAACTCTGCTCGCTTGAGTTGTAGCTTTGCTTCGGTTAGCATTCTTAGGTATTTTGCGTGGAGTGTAGGTGTATCACGTGAAACATCATCTAATTTCATACTATCAATTTTACAATCTTCTTCCCACATAGTGAGAACTGTATTCAAGTCAATCATAATATACCTCTAATGTTATATAATATCAAAATAATTGTATCTAAACGATACCGGTACTACTAAAAATTCTGTTCCTGTTGATGTTGCTTCAAAAGAAATATTACCAAGACCAGTAGGAACTGCATCGCGATAAGTTATTTTCTTTGTTTGATTGTTATGACTTGACAAAATCATTAATGTAATATCTGCAGCACTAGGTATATTTGCAGCATTTTTTTGAGTAGCTGTTAGGTTGTTTACTTCAACAACTCTTTTCATCCAGCTATACATTTCTTCGTAAGCTCTCATGTCTTCATCTAGTATTACGTTAACATCAAGCTCGCTAAAAATAAATTTGTCACCGCCTAGAGGTACTGGCGACACGTTTCGAAACGCAATCTCCGGAGTACCAATTTGTACAGATGGGTGCGAAACTGATTGACAGAAAAATTCTAGGTTTGGATAATTTTGTCTATCAATCACCAACCTAAAGGAGGTGGGTTGTAAGTAATTTATGTTTTCAGTTAAAGTAGCCATACATTTATTTATCCCAAAAAAGAGGGCTCCGGAGAGCCCTCAAATGGATTATAGTATTATTATTATAATCCCTTTAGAATCAAGCGAGGATATTATCTACGCGGAAGATTCTGTAGTATTGGTTAGTCTTAACAGCAGCCAAACCATCAGCAGGAGTCAAGCCAACGAATGGATTTGAAGCCATACCGTAGCGAGTCTTAAAGCCGATCTTAGGCTGGAAGTTATCTTCACCAACAGCACGTACCATTGTGAGTGGGACGTATGGGCAATAGAACAAACCAGCGTCATAAGGATTAGTACCCTTATAACCAACTGTTACGTAATCTGCAGTTGCATATGGGTCGATGTAAACTCTCATACGACCATTAAGGACACCAGCAAAAGTATTACCAGTGTCATCAACTTGCAAGTTAGTTGACATAGCAGGTGCATAGTCAAGCATACCAGAAGCAGCAAGAGCTGAAGCAACGTCTGAAGAACAAACGATGAAGTTACCCTTTCCTCTACGAGTTTCTTTAGCAATTACGTTAGCTTCTCTTTCGAGCTGAAGGATAAGACCCTTGAACTTCTCAACTGACCAACGACCATCGGCATCAGTTCTAAGATCAAAGAGACCTTGAGTTTGAATACCAGGCTGACGGCAACCAGTCTTAGCTTGTGAGTTGATTGTACGAATTACTTCGCGGTTGATTTCCGCCAAGATTTCTGTAGACAGAATATTAGCCAATTCTGTCTCAGCATCCAATCCATGGATTGCTTTCAAATCTTGAGCAAGTTCAAGCGAGTATTCTGCTTTCAGAGCACGAGACTTAGCTGTTACAGTAGCTTTCTCAATTGTGAAGCCCATTTCTTGGAAATCAGGGCTTCCACCGCCAGAACCAAGAGCTTCAGCAGTTTGTGTGGGCATTGGACGTCCAGTGATATTAGTCAAACGTGAATCATCAACAGATGAGTCAGTTGTACGGCTACCAGCTGAAGAGTCATCAGAAATGCCATTGAAACCAGAGGCGTTGTCTGAGTCGTGAGCACCAGCACCAGTAGAATCACCTGAATACTGAGTTTCAGCTTCTTGGAACAGAGCTTCGCGAGAAGATGTAGAACCAGCACCGTAGCGTGACTTCATAGCAAAGATCAGGCCAGTAGGACCAGTCATTGGCTGAACACCACAAAGGTCATATGCCATCAGGTTAGGCATTGCCCGACGTACAAGAGCAATCAAAACTGGATTCCAGTTTGCAGCTGAAGTAGTATTGTTACCTGGAGCAGCTTCAGTCAAAGACTGATACTGAGCAGCTTCTTCACGGAAAGCGTGCTCTTGGTTTTCCAAGACAGCAGCTGTAACCGCTTTTCTGTGGTGATCTGTAATAGTACCAGCAGATTCTTCGTTAAGAACTGGTGACCACTTTTCGATCAGTTGATCGTATGATTGTTGCATTATAGCACTCCTTTTTTATTTTGATGTTTTTCTAATCGCAGAAAGATACTGATTCATAGCAGGTGATGCACTGTATTCTACATCATCGTCAGTTCCTTCTTCGTCCAAGCTTACGCCTTCAACCACTTTCTTAGTAAAATATGATTCTTTAACAGTAGTAACTTTTTGAGCAAAAGTTTCTTCGTCTTCAAAATCAATATCTTCTACAAGTGACTTCAGTTTTTCAACTTGAGTTTCTGCTAAGTCAGAGCTAGCTTCGCGAATAATTGCATCGCGCTTATAATCTTCTAACTCTTCAGCCATGTTGATTACTTTAGCAGTTGTTGCATCGAGCTTTTCTTCAAGCTCTTCAACAGTGTCAGCCAAATCATCAACTAGGTCGACTTTAGACTCAGGGACATCGATGTAAGACTCTTCAAACAGATCTTTCAAACTGTTCATAAAGTTTTCAGCGATTTCAGTTCTAAGTCCACTTTGGATAGCGATAGTATTATCTTCCATCCATTGTCCAACAACGTAGTTTAGGTAACTATCAACTTTTTCTACAAGTTCTGACTTTGTAGATTCGATTTCTTCAGCAAGTTCTTCTTCGTACTTAGCTTCTAGACGATCGATTTCTTCAGAAAGCTTAGACTTAATCGCAGCTTCGAAGATAGTTGATGCTTTTACTCTGAACTCTTCTGATAGAGTTGCTTCGGACTCAACCAACGCATTCAAGTCTTCAGAAAAATCAGCTTGGTAGTTAAGCTCTGCAGTATATTCAGCAGTATCTTCTTCGGTCTCGAATTCTTCTGACATGATATTTTTAAGAACGCCAGTAAGTTGTTCTTTTTTCATACCAGAAAGTTTTGTATACGCAGCGTTGATCATACCTGCTTTGGTTCTTGGCATTGGATCCTGCTTTGATTGGTCTCCCTTACGAGCAGGTGCCTTTTTAACCATATCATCAGCTTTAGCTAAAGATGATACAGATTGAGCTTCAGCATTCTTAGGATCGTGTCCTTGAGCTTCCATGATTTCGTTCTCGTCATCATGGAGTTCAACTTCTTGATCCAGGTTTTGATCTTCAGTCATAATGACTCCTTATATTTTAGATTTGAGTAACGAGAGGAAATTCTTAAACTCACGAACCTGCACCTCATAGAGATCTTTTCGTGGAGCTTTTCTAATTTCAGTCTCCATTTGTTCAATTGCACGAGCTTCGATAATGCCGTTATTCCAAACCCAGTCTACACCTTCCATAACTCCATTAACAAATGCATTTGGTGCAGATGGATCTTGTACAATGTCAACCGCATTCAACATGAAATCTGGTCCGACATGCATTGCATCACCTCTTCGCTGTATGCTTCCCATACCACGAGTTGAAACGCCAACCTTGACTTCGCCATCGAGTAAACCTTTTACGATTTGACCCATAGGAGTGTCTAGGATAGTCGCTTTTCCGACAACATCGTTTCCTTGCCAATTCAAAGATTCGATCTTGTGAGAAACTTTATCAAGGTTAACAGTCGGTCCGTCTGGATGATTTAACTCACCGACTGCTCTACCTTGTGAAACTTGTTCTGTTACGTATTTACCAACAGCTTGTTCCATAATAGATTTAGAGTAAATTCTTCCATTGCGATTCTTTTGCTCGGCTTGAGCAAAAACACCTTCTATGGCATAACCTTTTTTACCATCATTAGTAGCCTCTGTAATAACTTCTAAATGTTGGTCAGTGTATTCAGCAATGAGCTTCATTTTGTACCCTTAAATTGTTTCACAAACTGAGTAGCAGCTTGTTCTGCTTCTCTCTGTGTATTATAAGTATCTAACTTATCGCCATCCACTATAGCTGCAAATTTATTCTTGTCTTTTTCGACTGCTATAGTGATTCCGTTTATCTTTTTATTTAAGACAAAATTATTTTTTTTATTTCTAAGCTGTTTAAATGGTTTCATTTTCATTACTTAATTATTTATAAGTTTTTAGTTTTTAACTTGTCGCTTGGTATACATATCCATCAGACTCGCGAGTAACAGCTAAATGGCTCCAAACATTATATCCAATAAGCACACCATATTGCACAGAGTTTCCTGTAGCAGTAAATGCTATGTCGTTTCTACTGCCGTCGTGGTGGATTTTTATAAAATTAGTGGCGTCACCTAGATAGAAGAATGCTTGGTCTGTTCCTGTTCCAAGAGTATCCATTCTAAACCACCCTTCAAGAGTGAACTCTGTATCTGCTCCTACAGAAATATTTCCGCCATCGCGTGTTATCGTCAAAAGGTCGTAATACCCACCCGACGTAATCGATTTGTACACCCCGGTAGTATAGTTTGCGTACCTTTCACCAAAAGTTCCTAACTCAACAGTCGTATTAGAAGTCTTATCAAAGATCCCAGCGTTGTCCATTGGGAGGTACCAAGTAGCTCCAGTATTTCCTAAAGGCGCAGAAGGAACTGTAAAGTTTGCGGTATAACTTAAACTACTGACTATGCGAGCGTCAGCAATATAACCAATAAACTGCTGGCCTCCATATGAATACTGACCTATGTGAATTGTGTCGCCTTGGCCAAAATTAGCAGCCCCGCTATGTGTATTATTCTGTTTTATTCCATTGATATAAAGACTGACAACTCCAGAAGACCTAGTTACAGCAACATGGTTCCATGCTTCTTCAGTTAAAGTGTCATTAGACGTATATTTTGCGCCAGAATATGAGTCAATCCAAACTTTTAAAGTTTTCGCGCCGCCTGTTGTATATGAGACAGCCCATGCTCCTGCTGAACTTGCAGTATTCGAGATAATAAATGCGTCACCGGAGTATGTTTGATTTGAAGATGGCCAAACCCAAAAATCAAGAGTGGCTACGGATAATGCACCAGGCTCACCAGAAGCAAGTTTACTTGAGTTTTGAATTAAAACAGACCCCTTATTCTCCCCTACCGCATACTCAGACTCTTGACCGAATGGGTTGAA